ATGACTAAGAAAAAATCACACAAACCTGGATCAGCCACCATTGCGCTGAATAAACGCGCCCGTCATGAATACTTTATCGAAGATGAATACGAGGCGGGTCTTGCCCTGCAAGGGTGGGAAGTTAAATCTCTGCGCGCCGGCAAAGCCAACATCGGCGATAGCTACGTGATCCTGAAGGACGGCGAAGCCTATCTGTTTGGTGCCAACTTTACGCCAATGGCCGTGGCTTCAACCCACTACGTCTGTGACCCGACGCGCACCCGTAAGCTGCTGCTGAATCAGCGTGAGCTCGATGCGCTGTACGGCCGTATTAACCGGGAAGGTTATACCGTCGTTGCCCTGTCGCTGTACTGGAAAAACGCCTGGTGCAAAGTCAAAATCGGCGTAGCGAAAGGTAAGAAACAGCACGACAAGCGTACCGATCTGAAAGACCGCGAATGGGCGGTAGATAAAGCGCGCATTATGAAACACGCCGGACGCTAATCTCCTCCTCTAAGGGCCAGCTAAGCTGGCCCTTGTGCTATATCGTTGTTGATGCTGCTTTTTTGCCCAACCAGGCGCCATAAACCACCGAACGGGGGCTGGTAAGCCTGTTCATTAATCTGTTATACTTGTTCTAACACATTGGGGCTGATTCTGGATTCGACGGGATTCGCGAAACCCAAGGTGCATGCCGAGGGGCGGTTGGCCTCGTAAAAAGCCGCAAAAAAATAGTCGCAAACGACGAAAACTACGCTTTAGCAGCTTAATAACCTGCTCTGAGCCCTCTCTCCCTAGCTTCCGCTCTTAAGACGGGGATCAAAGAGAGGTCAAATCCAAAAGAGATCGCGTGAATACCTTGCCTGGGGTTGAAGCGTTAAAACTAATCAGGCTAGTTTGGTAGTGGCGTGTCTGTCCGCAGGTGCCAGGCGAATGTAAAGACTGACTAAGCATGTAGTGCCGAGGATGTAGGAATTTCGGACGCGGGTTCAACTCCCGCCAGCTCCACCAAATAAAACAAAGGGTTACGTGAAAACGTAACCCTTTTTTTTTGAACATTGGCGGCAAAATGGCGGCAGACATTTATCAATGCAAAGGACTACCGATATGAAAAAATCACTTTTGATACTGTTACTCTTAACCTCATGCAATGCCTTAGCTGACAAAATCCCAAGCTCCATTGAGAATGTTATCGCTATCTTTCAAACAAGGACGCATAGCCTTGAAAAAGGCGAGTTAACAGTTAGATACGGCAGACCTGAAGTTACTGAAGAGATGGCCCATTCGTTCCTTGACAGTATTTGTACTGATTTCTTCATGAACAAATGGAAGCCTGAGACGATTAAAAAAATCACGCTTGTGAATATCACGCGCGATCAAGGTTATAAAATCAATGCGGGTGGCGCTGAATGTAAAAACGCGGGCTTTATGAACTCTGATAAAACGAAAATCTACATCGAAGATGCCACTCAGTTTTGACATCATGGCCTTATTAGTTGGTGCCATTCATAGGCATTTTGAATTGGTTTAGAAGTTCATATGCCCCTGCCCGCCTGACGTCGGATGCAGCGGGGCATTATCAATTACACCCGGTGTCATGATAAACCGTACTACGGTTTCATGGGTGATAAAGGTGGCTCCACAATTGATGTTCTGGCACTGACAATAACGCTCTTTTGTTTTGTCCGTTACCCGAAAGCTACTTCGTGTATGTGCCGCATGTCCGCATTTTGGGCAATTCATCATATCCGTTTCTCCGCCGCTGCCTCTGAAGTTGCGTTAATAATACACAATATCAATATAGAGAACCAATTATTCAATATTGAGATCATCAATTTTCACTTCCAGTTCGATACTGGTCGTAAATCCGCTATCCGGGTTGACCGTGTGCGTTAACGTCGTGATGGTCCATTCCGCATCATCAATGGGCTGTTTAAAGCCGCTGACCTTTACGGGCATTTCCGTATAGAGATCCGCGCGGCCTTCTGCCAGTTGCAGAGAAAATGAGGCCACGCCGCGCTGTAGTCTCTCCCAGTTCATTTTTGCAGCCCGCTCTGCATTACTGCGGTTCGCATAGGTTCGGTTCAAAACCAGGACGTTCTCATCCGTCCCGATCAGGTAATCCCCCTGCTTTGCTTCCGGCACTTTTGGTTTTGTCGTCCTCCGGCGGCGTTTCACCTTAGCCGTTTCTTTCTTTGCCGGTTCCCGCGTATGCAGCCAGTGCGCAATCACCCCGGTATACGCCCCCCTGTCCGCCAGGCTAAACCGGTGGCTGTCCCCATCCTTGCGGGTAATAGTGATGACCGGCAGCGCTTTACCGCTGGCCGTTCTCCCCTGCCCCTGCCGGATAAACAGCAGGTTACTATCCTTAACTGAGGCAATCGCGCCGTACTGCCGCGCCAGCTTCATCAAAAAGCTGGCGTCGCTTTCGTTGGTCTGGTCCAGATGATCCACAGCTTGCGCCGCCACATCATTGCCGATGGCAACCTTCAGGCTGTGCCGCGTGGCAATCTCTTTCACCACCTCGCCCACCGTCGTTTTGTGCCAGGACTTTTCCCGGCGGACATTCAACGTCTCCCTGAAATCGGCGCTGCGGGCACGGATTGTCAGTCGGTCCGGGCTGCCGCTATGCTCGATCTCATCAACGGTAAACTTCCCTTTTGAAAACAGCGGCTCGCCTTTCCAGCCCAGCGCCAGAGAAATCACCGCGCCACGTCGCGGCATAATCACCAGGCCGTCGGCGTCGTCCAGTTCCAGATCGAGCTGATCAGCCTCAAATCCGCGGTTGTCGGTCAGCGTCATACCCAGCAGACGCTTATCCAACGTCTGCGTTGCGTCCTTTCCTTCAATTACGATGCGAAAGGCCGGTATCTTACTGCCCTGATTGAGTAAATCGGTCATCTCACTCACTGCAGTAATCCTCCCACCGTGTTTCTGATATTTCCTACCGCTGCCGCAGCGGAGTCCTGCAGACTGCTAAGCTGGTCGCTCAGGCTGCCGAACATTTCAGACAACGACTCATCCACCCGTTTAAGTCCCAGCGAAAACTCTATTTTTCTCGCCTCTCCACTGGCGAAAAACTCCGTTTTCGTCTGGCTCAGGTTTTCAATCACGTACATACCGTAGATGGTCCCGCCTCCCTCGATCAGAGGCCAGGCCTTTCCCTGCTCCGCCATTAGCTCCAGTGCCAATAATGACAACCGGCCGCCGGTAACTTCCGGCATGAGGACGCCGGACAGCGTCAGCTGGTCGTTATCTGGCCCCAAAAACTGCGTTGTAGGGCGGCGATTAACGCGGTTGTTGGTAACATGCCGCCAGTTCCGCTGATACTGTAACTGCTGATAGGGCACCGTGCGCAGCTGAAAGACAAATAAGCCCAGAACCATCATCATGAATCGTACCCCCCTTGATCGCTGAAGTTGCTGCGGGCCTTAGCCCTCATGCGGCGCTCGCGCTCATCGAGCTGCCGCGCGACCTCCAGCGCAATATCCTGCGGACTCTGTCCCGGCTGCGCCTGGATAATAATTTGTGCCTGGGTTTCAAACTGGAATACCGGCCGCGTGCCTGCCGGTTTCTCTGCTGCAGGGCGATATGATGCTGCCGGCAGGCTCATTGGATGAAGTGGGGCAGCCTCTGCAGGCATGGCTCCCCCCATCATTCCGGCTACAACGGACGCCAACGCTGCCGTCCTCCGGCGGCTGGTCACATAGGCCGGACCGTTAATCAGCTCCGGGCCATTCTCCCCAGCAATGCCCACCTGCCCGCGTGGAATATAGCCGCCGCTGTCATACATCCCCGCAAAAAAACCGCCCGCCCCTTTCTGCTGGGGTGCGCCTGGCGATTTGTCGCCGCCGGTCATCCAGTCCGGCAGGTAGCTTTTCACGGATGCCAGCTTGCTCTTGAGCGTCTCCCACTTCTCATTGATACCGCTCAGGATGCCGTCAATGATTGCCCCGCCCACCTCTTTAAACTTCGCGGGCAGCGCGGCAACATCACTCAGAATTTCATCCCATTTGCTGCTGATGGTCTGCTTAATCACAGCCCATGCCCCTGACACCCCGGATGAGATGGCATCCCACATTGCTTTAAACTTCGGCCCCAGCGTTTCCCAGTTCTGCCAGATGTAGATGGCCCCCATCGCGATGAGGCCAATTATCGCCAGAATGGGGTTAGCCATCATCAGTCTACCCAGCCACAGAATGGCCTGGCCCGCACCGCCAATCACTTTCGTGATAAGGGCAAATGCAGAGGCAAATTTAAGGCCCAGAACCCCAGCGCTTACACGCACAATTGCCATCGGTCCCAGGATGGACGCCAGCGCCAGCGACAACACACCCGCAGCAGTAGCCACGATGGCAAATACGGCCGCAATTTTGAAAAGTGCGGCTGTCAATTGCGGATGACGTTTAACAAACCCGTCGAGAGCTGACGCCAGATCACCTAACCAGTCAGCAATATTTTTCAGTACCGGCGCGACGGTTTCGCCAATACTCGCCATGGCGTTAGTAAACGAGCCGCCAGCGGCTTCCCATTTGTTGCCGAGGGTATTAAGGGACGCATCGACGCGCTCGCGCAGAGTCGCCTGGCTCTCAAGTTTGGCGACGGTTTCACGATAGCCCGCCATGCCTTTTGACATCATAGTATTCAGCGCTTTTAGCACCTCATTATCATTACCAAACAGGGCTTTCGTCGTCGCAAGTTTTGTTTCATCATTTAATTTTTTAAGCTTTTCTAACTGCGCGTACATCTTTTCCAGGCCGCCAAATCCGCCTTTTCCGTCGGAAAAATCAAACTTGATACCTTTTGCTTTCAGCTCGTCGTTTACGCCCTTAATATTTTTGGCATCCAGCGTGGCCTGAAAAATTTTACGGTAGGCATTACCCGCTGACTCTCCGGCCATCCCCGCCTGATCGGCCATGACGAGAAGCGGACTGAAGGTTTTCGCAGCATCCAGGCCCTTCTTCTTGATAATGTCCATTGCACTGCTGATATTTGCAAAACCCTGCAGCATATTTCCCGGGTCAACGCCTGCGTAATACCCCCGCTGGATAAGGTCCATCAGGCTCATCATGTCTTTTTCGGTGGTCTGCGTGGCGTCCTGCAGTTTCGCGGCAAACTCTGCGGCATCCGTCGGTGCCATCTGCAGCTGCACGCCGAGATACGCCGCCGACTCACCCAGCCCGCCCAGGATGACCTGCGCAGACATGCCCTGACGGCGCAACATGGTCATCATGTTCTGAAAGTCTGCCGTGGTGCCGGGCAGCCGGTCACCCAGGGCGATCGCCAGTTTGTTCAGTTGCAGAAACTCCGGCGCTATCTTTCCGCCCGGCCCCATCATGGAGCCTGCCAGCTGGTTAGCCGCGTTCTCTGATTCCGAGTAGGCGCGAATGGGGGCCAGCAGTGTCGCGCCCGTTGTCACCCCGGCTGCCATCATCCCGGCACCGTTCCCCGCCAGGCTATTCCGCACGTCGCGCATCTTGTCCGCTTTGGCCCTGACTGCATTCAGCTTGCGCTGGCGCTCGCCCACGTCCCGCAAGCGTCGCTCCTGCTCTGCCAGCTGCTTGTTATAGCGATCCGTTTCACGGGTAATGCGTGCCGTTTCACGGGCACCGCCGCCCGCAGAGATGCCGAGGCGGTACAGCTCCGCCCTGGCTGCCGCCATCTGCCGCGTTTCCTGCTGCTGCTTTTGCTCCAGACGTGACACGGCCCGCCATTGCGTTTCAAGCGCTGCCGTCTGCTTTTTCGTCGGGGATTCCAGGGCTGACATTTCGCGGGTCATCATCTGCGCACGCAGACGCGCCTGATCCAGTTCGGTACTGGTCCGGCTCAGACTCTGTGACAGCTGATCGAAGGATTTTAACTGGCCCCCCGCATCGTTCAGCCGTTTCAGCTGTTCGCGGGTCTGCCGGACAGCGGAGGCCAGCTCCTTAGAGCCAGCCTGCGCCATTTTTAAAGGGCGGGTGAGTTTATCAACCGCATTCAGAACCACCTGCAGACGCAGGTTTTTATCACTCATCGCTGGCCCCGCTTCGCATTATCGCTCTGTGCCGCCACTCCAGCACTTCTGTAAGCGGCATAACGTCAGTGACGGACGGCGGCCAGTGAAAGATTGTGGCGATATCCGCCACCAGGTCATCGACCGTCAGGCCGTCGGCAAATCGGCAAGCGCCGACTTCGGCAACAAAAAAAGGACAACCTCAATCGACATCGCGGCCAGGTCTGCCGGGTCAAGGTTCGCCATTTCCTGCGGGGTCAGCGTCGGTGTGGAAATGCGAGGGATCACGGTCATCATAGAGGCCACGTCCATCTCCATCACCGCCTGCAGGCGCGTGCCGCGCAGTGCGCCGGATTGCGGTTTACGCAGCACAACTTCCGTAATCGTGGTATCACCGCGCGTGATCGGGCTATCCAGCTTCACCGTTGCTACTGTTTTCTCACTCATGTTCTTTTCCTGTTATGGGGTGGCTGGCGCGGAAGTCCGCGCCAGTGCTGCATTAAAGGCCTATGGCGTTTCGGTGCTCTACCATCAGGTCAACGCCGTCAACAATTTCAATCATGTTGATCACATCGACCTCATAGAGCACTTCGCCGTTAATGGTCAGCTTCGCATAGGAGTTGGTGCTGCTGACTTTGGTGGTGTTGCTCTCGCCGGTTTTCCACTCGCCGGAATCGACTTCTTTGTGGCGTCCGCGTACAACCAGCTCAACGGCCTGCACCTCGCCGGTGTCATCACGCTGGATAGAGCCGGTGAAGCGCATTTGCACCCCGTCCACCGTGGCCTTGCCCATCTGTTTGAACAGCAGAGCTTCAGTGCCGCCGATGGTCATTTCCGTATCCAGTGCGCCATCATCCAGCCCCAGATCGATACCGACGGAACCGGGCATGCCGCCGCCGCGATAGTTCTCTAACTTGCGGGAATATTTCGGCAGGGTGATCGATTCGGCAATACCCATCCAGTTGTTTCCAGCGTTAAAAATGTTCAGGTGTTTAAGTTTGCGTGGTAAGGCCATTGCTCCCCCTTATGCGCTAACGCGGGTGGTGAAATCCACCAAGTAACGGTCAGTGATGCGCTGGCGCAGCATCAGGTTTTCCAGTGGCGGGACTGGCGTGTAGTCGTAATCGATCCAGAGCTTCCCGGCTTTCAGGGTGTCTTTGTCGTTAACGCTGTCATCAATCCAGCAATCACCGCCGATGAGGTAGCCCTGATTCACCAGGCTGCGCATTTTGGCGCGGATACCTTCGATAATGTCGCGGGCCAGTGACGGGTTAAGCGGCATATCCACCGCCCACATATGGCCCTCTGCCATGGTGTCAGCCAGCACCTGCGCGGTGCGGGTGTAGTTTTCAAACTGGAAGAGCGGGTCATCGCTGAGGCAGCGGGAACCCCAGAAGCGAAACCCGTCTTTGCGGATCAACGTGGTCACGTCGTTCTGGTTCAGCAGTCCGGCATCGGTTGCCGGGTCCTGCAGGTCCCAGAACACATCCGCAGACAAGCCAGTAACGCCGTTGACACCCACGTTAGACAGGGTTTTGTGCCATCCGGTCTGCTCGTCGATTTTGGCCCTCAGGCCAAGGGCGCGGGCGGTGGCGTAAGCGGTCGCATCCGCCTGCAGTACCGTGTCAAAGTTGATGAAGTCAGGCCAGATCAGCATCCCTTCGCGCTGGCTGAAGTTGTCGCGGTAGGCGATCGCATCCTCCACCGTCTTACAGCCGTATGCCGACATATAGGCAAAGGCCCGCAGGCTCTGCGCCACGCTTAACAGCTCAGTGGATACGGCCTGCGTATCATGCCCCGGTACGCCGAGAATGCGCGGCTTCACGCCCAGCTGCGACTGCGCCGAAAGTAACGCCTTCATGCCGGTTTTCTTACCCTCAGCGGTCACGCCGCCGATGATGTTAGCGGTGGTTTCCGCTTCGGTTTCGCCCTGGGCAACGCGCACCACTACGGTGACGGGTTTTGCCTGGTCTGCGATAGCGTCCAGTGAGCGGGCCAGCGTGCCGGACTCGCCCGCTTTACCGCTGGCAGTCAGTACATCGGTAAGCAGTACCGGCTTATTGAGCGGGAACATGGAGGCATCGGCATCATCGCCGGTGCACACCATGCCCACGATCGCCGTGCTCACCGTCGTGATAGAGCGGGTGCCGTCGTTAACTTCTACAACGCGCACGCCGTGGTGGTAGTCTTGCGCCATGGAATGAATCTCCTGTTTAGGGGTTCACCCATGGTATGGAAATCATTCACCGCAAGCCGTTGATGGGCGTTGTATCGTGGATGGCACAAACGCAGGCAGAAAAAAGCCCCTTATCGGGGCTGATTTGTTCAGGAATTTATCGGGATATTCAGGCGACACGGCTCCAGCACATCAGCAGGGTGTGGGCTTCCACCACGCTGAAGGATTTTCCTTCGCCGAGGTTGGCGGTTTTGCCGCTTGTCGAGTGCTTATGCGGGGGCACAATTACTTCATGGTCATGCTTCCCGCCCATATCCGTGACACCCAGCTCTTTCGGGTTAAAGAGCTGCCGCACATCCCCGCCTATTTCCCACGGGTCATCCTTACCGGCTACGCCACCATGATTGTGCTCGCCGTCTTCAGATGTTCTTATCTTCTGCTCCGCCTGTTCACTGGTTTCGCCACTCACATCAATCTGAACGGCGGGCAGGTTGGCCTGCTGGAGCGTGACGGTATCGCTGCCGCCGGTCGCGCCGACGTCTGAACCGTCCGCTTTGCCGACACGGATCGTTTTATTTTCGCCGGTGTACAGCCATTGCGACCAGGGCCACTTTTCATTCGGGTTGACGTTCTGATTAAAAAATCGCGTCGTCCCCACGGGGTTATCGTCTTCCCAGAAATCACGCTTTGCCGCTGTAATGGCGGCGGCAATAGCCTGCTGAATATCCGTATCCAGCGCGCAAGCCACTTCATCCGTGTAATCTTTTGCCTCTGCCTTAGCCTTGTTCAGCTCTTCAACCGTCGCGAGGATAACCGACGGATCGGCTTTAATCTCCACATCAGCGGTATTGCTGACGGCGATCCACAGATTCACCGCATGCAGCTTCCCTGAACCTTCAGACAATTGCGGCTTGTACGACTCCGGCAGGTTCGCTACAGCAAGGCATGCGCCATCTTCATCATAAAGGGCGGCCTCTCTTAGCCAGAACCCGCCAACCTGAGGAAGCATTATCATTTCTGCGCGGATAATATTTGCCGCCTGGTCGGCAATTACCACGCGATTCAGCGCGCCGCGATAAACCTCGTTGATCAGCCCTGCGCTGCCCTTGTTCGGCACCGGTAGCACACCGGCGCCATCTCCGACGGCCATCGCAGAAAATTTAACAGGAATACCTGTTACCAGCGCCTGCGCAAATACCGCCTCGCCGTAATCCGTCAGAACCGTGAAATATTCACCCATATCACTGCACCCTGTCTGTCATTAGCCCAGATATTCAGCGGCCAGTGCGACCTGCTGAGAAATGATATCGGCCGCAATCAGTGAGGACCCGGTCAGGTCCATAATCAACAGACGCCCAACTTTCATACCGTTCCACGGACCGTGGATGGTCGCCGGATAACTGCCTATGCGGGGTTGGTTGCTCGGCTGAGGCACCACGCCATCCCAGGCGTTATTTGTCGCTGTCGCCACAAGGGTGTTATCAACGTAGATGCGGGTAGTCAGCACGCCTGGCGCCGTTTCACCATCGGCGTACACAGATACAACGTGCGTCCCGCCGTCAGTCAGTGTCGCAAGCTGCGCTGTCGCCGAAACAGCAACACTACCCAGCGCCGCCCCCTGCACAGAGGTGAGCACACCGGCAGTACTGACAATCCCCCAGACACCAAAATTAATGTTCCCCGCAGCGGTGTTATTCAGCCTGCCGAAAAACAGGGGATACCGGTTTGCCGCTGGCGCACCATAGCCTGTCGCTGGCAGCGCCAGCGCGACGCTGACCAGAGCGCGCTTGCAGGTAGCGGCCAGTGAAAATTCGCTCTCGGGTAAGGTGACGTAATCGTTAACATCAGGCTCGGCACCCGTGAATTTCAGCATGCCGGACTCAAGTACGCGCGCCGCAGGCCCATTATTGGCGGCTGTTCCGCCTTTTACCAGGTTGTTCAGTGCCGCATACGCAGGCACCGGACTCTGACCGGAGTAACAAAGTTCGTGACTGAAATCCAGTAAGCCCAGGGTGTAAGGGCGTTTTATGATTTCATCATTTTCAAAATAGTTTCCACCGCCGGACAGGGGTGATTCATCTGATTGCAGGAAAACAGTCATATTAAAATCCTTTGCGGTTTCTGAATTGGTATCCGGCATTCGCATAGATTGCATATCCAGCCGTATTTGGGTGCCGATCGTCACTGCGTAACGAAGACGGTGTTATATCGTTCCCGTAGTCGATAACGTCCTGAACGTTATTCGCATTGTATGCGGCGATCAGCAACTCTCTTATATCAAGTCCGTTATCTGCCCTGACGTAATAATCAGGGTATTTCTGAGACCAGTAATAATTAATCTCAAGAATCCGCATATAACGAATGCCGCCGTAAAATTCCGTGGAATAATTATCAGCAGTCAGGGCAAATAAAAGGACTTTGCGGCCGCTCTTTTCTGCAAAGGCAATCATGGCATCCACATTTTTGATTATCTGCGCCACATCATCGGTAAGATCCGCATCGGTTCCTGAACGAAAATCATTGATGCCTGCGCAAATCCATAACTCCGCGCCGGAATGGTCCTGAAGTGCATATTCAGGAACGAACAGCGTTCCGGGAAGGCAGCGAACACCTGTGCCTGACAGGGCTGTCAGGGTATATTTCTCAACCTTGGTATTGTTATTCAAACCGCTGGCTTCGCGGGTAATTCGACATTTCACACCGCATAACCAGCCATCAATACTGCGGGTGAGATTATCAGAGTTTGTACTCAGGATACGTTTGTCCTGGCTGGGATACGCAGGCGCGGCCGTGGCACTGGCACCGTTAAACTGCGTTATTACCACGCTCCCATTCGCGGCGGGGATCGCATTTCCTTCGACGGTGACATACGTGGGCTGCGCCCCAAGTCGCATGGCTATCTGGCCGGACTTTTGACCACCAATGCCGTAATTTACTGCGTTAAATCCGCCGCCAATCAGTGCCGCCAGTTGGGCCGGGAAAGGTGTGCCGCCCGTACCGGCACCTTTGCTGTCAGCATAGGTGTGCGATTCATCCGCGCTGGTGTGTCCGCCTGAATTATCTGTAAGCCATTTGATTTTCTCGTCGATATTGCCGCTGAGAAAGGTAACAAATGCCCCGTCAGATTTTCGGCTACCGTATAGCATCTCGTTATTACGGCCAGCAGCACCGGCGATATATCCCGAGCGTTTAAATTTACTTGTAACCTGATTTTCAGTAATAAATGAGAAAACGGGTAAGGCGCTACCATTTCTATTCATATACAAGTGAGGGTTATTGCCGCCATCAATATAAACAAAGCACATATCTTTCGCGGTTTTTTCCATTGCGGTACTGATTTCGCTATAAACCCGCAGCGTACCGATAACATCTTCCAGCACAGTACCATCGGAAATTTCAGTTTTACCGTCTGATTTTCTCCCGCCCAGACACACCGTGCCATCATCACCCAGAATGGCAGCATAAAAACGACCACGAACGGATACCGGGATGCGCTGGCTAATTAATTCAATATAACGGGTGTTTGGCTCTGCGGTAATAAACTGTGCGGTGCCACTGACATTGCGATAAATGTTATATGCAGCCGTCACACCCGCCGCATCAAACAGCGCCACCCTGAAGCCGTCGCCATCCTCAGTACCGGCTGCTCCCGCAATAGTCCCATCCGGGTCGCCCTCTGAGGGGTAGAAAGTGTGCTGCCTGTAGTCCGGGATAGACTCCAGCGCCTCTTTTAAATATGCGGTGCGGTTAGCCAGTTGCTGGGCCTGGATGTTTGCCGAGCCACCCGCGCCACCCTCCACCCTTTCCTGGCGGGCCAGCAGGTGCACATCATCAGACCATACAGGCGTCTCTTTAATTTTACTCATAGTGCTACCTTCCCGTAATAGTGGTAATTACCGTCATAGTGAGCTAATGCGTCGTAATAAATGCCCGTATCCGGCTCATATCCCTGCGGATAAACGGTAATAATCTCGCCATCAATTAATGCGGCGCCTGCCCAGATGTTCCCCCTGGAACTGGTTGCAAGCGTCATTTGTGCCAGATGCCGACTGACTGGCTTTGCATCACCAATAATTCGCTCAAGCTCGTTTATCATCGGCTCCGTTATGCCGATTTCGTTCAGGTCAATCTCAAGCCGAAACGTCCCGGCGGGGTCGGCAACTTTCCACCACTCCTCAAGGGTCATTGAATAACCCAGCCCCTCGATCACCCGCTTAACTGCCGCCACCGTTCCTTTGCGCTGATGTATCCAGAACGCATCACTGACCGCCTGACGTTTTACCGTCTCTGACCAGGTTTCCTCCCAGCGGTCCACAGAAAAAGCCCACGCCAGATAAGGAAGGAACTTTGCCGGACATTTCCACGGGTTCCACAGATCGCGAAGCGGCACGTTTAAATCGCTGATTCCAGAACAGGCCTGCGCCAGCCTGCGCTCCAGCGCGGACGATCCCGGCGGTAACAGGCTATTCATCAGAGCCACCAATCTCTGCTTTAAAGTCGGTGCAATAGGACGCCTGGGTTTTATCTAACACCATGTCAGCCAGCGGCTTCATCAGCTCGACACGCTGCACGCCCTGCACGTGCAATGCGGCATAAATCGCGGACAGCCTGACGTCACGCCCCAGGCGGCGCTGCTCGTTGATATATGCCGTACCCTGCGCTTTCGCCGCCGCCAGAATCGGTTCCTTTGCCGGACCGGGATAGACATACAGAACCGCGTCGATTTCATAGCGGACAATCTCAGCAGAGCGGACGCTCACCCGATCTGCCACAGGGCGCACGGCTTCATCATTCAGGGCATCCCCGACCACCTGCAGCAAATCATCCGACGCGGTGCCATCGCCGTCGCGGGCCAGAATCGTCACCACCACTTCCGCCGGTGACGGGCTGAACGCCGACGCATCCGCCACCCGCCCATCCGAGCTAAGCGCGTGATATTCATAGGCTCCCACTGGTCCGGCAACACTCATCCCTTCAAATGCCGCCGGGATGCGCTGGCGATAATCTGCGTCCGATTCCATTACCGCCTCCGTGGGCGGCGTGGTGGTGTCATCTGCAGCCGTAATCACCCGGCGCTGTACGTTGTTATTCGCGCCTAAATTGTCCAGGTCATCCCCGCCGGAATAGGCCACCATGACAGCTTTCGCCGCCTCGTTAATTCGCTGGCGCAGCAGCAGCTCCCGGTACACATTTTCCTGCAGCGTCTTTACGATGGGTTCCGATTCCAGCGTTAAGGTACGGGCCACAGCCTCCTGCTCTTCTGCCGGATAGAGCGCGACAAACTCCGCCTTACGCTCTGTCAGCAGGTTTTCAAAATCCGGCACATCCACGATTTGCGGTGGCGGCAGCTGGGAAAGGTCAATAACGGCCATTGTCTGCTCCTGTCGATACGGAAAGGGACACAGGCACGCCGTCATTGCGCTGGCCTGCCAGCTCAATCACCATGGAACCATCCATGCTGCTGCTGTTAATCGTGATGGTGTCGAGCTGCAGCCGCGGCTCCCAGCGCTGCAATGCGACGTACACCGCAGACTTGATCTGCAGGCGCAGCGCCGGGTTTTGCGGCTGGTCAATCAGCGCGGACAGCAGGGAGCCATATTCCCGACGGGCAAGGCGACTCCCCTGCGGGGTCAGCAAAATATCCCGCACGGACTGACGCAGGTGATCCGTTTCCGTAATGGTCTTACCGGTGTCGCGGTTCATCCCGATATAAAGCGTCAAAATGGACCTCCCGTCGTTCCGCCACTGTCGCCAGGGTGTTTATGCTTATCAGCAACGACGCCGTTTGACGTCATCGCTCCGCCGCCGTGAGTCACATCGCCATTCAGGATCACGTTGCTGTTAATACGAGTCGTGTCGGCCTCGATCACAAACTCCCCTGTTTTGCAGGAAACCAGCTGCGACGACTCAATCAGCACGGCTTTAACGCCCCGGATAATCCAGCGCCCGGTGGCAGGGTCGTATTCGAACCAGCCGCCATCCTCGTATTCGGTCACATCCGCGCTTTCAGAGTCTGACGGCGGCGGGCACGCGTTGGAGTAGATGGCCGGAAGGGCAAAAGCCGTTTCCAGATTGCCGCCGAGGCTGAACAGCACCACCTGCTCACCCGGTGACGGGCACCACCACGTGCGCGACTTCCCGGCACGGTAGGTCAGCCAGTTAATCCAGTTGGTTTCAAGATCGCCTGTTTTCACCCGGCACAGCCAGCCGTCCCGGTCCACTTCGGTCACGATGCCGGTGCGGATCAGATTGGTGATAAGGCGCATAATTTCGGTTAATTGAGCATTCATGAGGGCAAGATTGCATTACCGCGAGCAATCACAAAACTAACCTGCATTGTCTGGTATCTCTTACAATTAAGGGATAACATCGAGATCTAGATGAACTAATAGAAATGCGTGCTCGCTTAGGATAAAAATGATTTTATATAAATATGTTGACTCTGATACAGCTGAATTAATCATTCAAAATTCAACATTAAAATTTTCCAGAGCATCATCACTAAATGATCCATTTGAATTAACTGGTTTACACTATGGTTCAGAGGAAGAATACAAAAACCAAACTTTAAAATTCCGCGCTGCCTCTATGTCATATGGGATTTTATCTCTGACACGAGCCCCAATGAACCCTCTTATGTGGGCACATTATGGAAAGGGCACAAATTATGATGATAAAAAAGGCATTCGAATCGATAAAGATAATGGCTCACATGCCGGGGTGGTTTTTGGCATTGATGCAAACGAAGCAGGACTAAACAATGACGGCATGAATGTCATTCCAGCAAAATATGGGAGTGTCATTTATGCATCAACTAAACCCCACAACCCTTATATAAACTCTGAGAACCAAAACTTCTTTGAAGGAATGCATTTTCAATTCAATCCTGATTTCTTAGAAGCACTCCAGCGAACCTTCCTTTACAAACCTTCCTATTGGTCATATGAGGAGGAAGTTAGAGTGGTGAGAAATATTTCTAGATGCAAAGGTGAAATTCAGTCTATAAAAAAATCCAGTATTAAAGAAATTTACATCGGCATCAGAAATGCTTATAAGCATGATTACTTAGTATTAATGCGTAAAAAAATAAACAAGCAACTTCCTAACTGCCAAGTTTACGTTTGTTTTTTTGATGTTTACGAGTGGGCCTTCATTAAAATATCTATAGATGAAGCTATTGAGCAAATCGCTTCACAATATTTACCCCCCAATAATCCAACGAAGAAGGATATCTCTAGTTAACTCCTCTACTTCATTGTTAACACCAAGCAGGCGGCGCTCTGAATACTTCACCTCCGCCCCTTTTCTGCTGACCCGATCACGCAGGCCATAGTGATGAACGCGGGCAATGCGCTGTACTCTTCCCTCAAATTCGACACTGGCAGAGTCCGGGCTGGCGATGGCTTTCAGGTATTTTGTGGTGCGGAGTTTGGCAAACATCTGCCGACGGATGCGGCCTTGCTTCGTGCGGGCCGTCACACGGCGCGGCTCGTATGCGGTCCCGTCAGGGTTACGTTGCATCCGGATATTTTTCTGCTGGCTGCGGCGCAGCTGCTGCGCCAGCTCCCGCATCATGCGCTTACGTGCGGCAGGCTCCAGCCCCGCCAGCAGCGCATCCAACCAGGCTTCAACGTTCTGCAGCTCAGCCACGACGCACCGCCCATATTTCCTTCGGCTCGTCCGGTTCCGGCACTGCTTCGACCCTGGACACGTCACCGTCAGCACTGACGATCACGCGCTCTGTCAGCTGCAGGTTCAGGCTGATATCGCAGACATCATTGCGCAAGATATCCACCTCAAACGTAAACAGCTTTTCGCGCAGCTCCGGGTTATGGACAGCATCAGGCTGGTTATCCATCAGCCAGGCCAGCACGGGAGCCATCAGCAACCCCTGATCGCCGCTGAAATCCACGATCACCACGTTCAGGGTATAGCGATACTCCCAGGACAACGACGCTGCGCCGGTAGCCACCACTGAGCCGTTATCGACGAACAAATGCAGCTTGTCCGGGTTGTCCCGGACATACGCCACGGCTTTATTCAGGGCGAGGCGTAAGGACTGAGGTTTGTTCACTGTTTCTCTCCTGGCAGGAAATTATCGTATCCACCTTGTCGGCACAGACCGACCAGGCGGCCTCAGCCTCATCCAGCGCCGTCAGCAAATCACCGTTAGTGCGTGCCGCTGACTTTTCCAGGCGGCACTGTGTCACCCTGGGACAACCATTCACGGTAAGCTGCACCTCCGGCGAGGGCCGGACGTTCTCGCATCCTGATAATGTCAGCAGGCAAAGGAGTACCAGCCCAGCGGCGCAAATCCTCATTTTCACGTTTTAGCTCCTCAATCCGGCGCTGACGGCTTCGCAGCAGCGCGTTTGTGCTTTCTGCCGCCGCGTAAAGCCGCGTCTGCTCCCGGTTGTTGGTTTCGGTCAGGATGGACAAGGCGATCAGCTGGCTGTTTGTTTTTGCCAGCTTTTCTCCCTTCGCTTTCAGGTCGCTACCTTGCTGATCGATGGTGTGGCTGGCCTCATTCAGTCGCCATGACTGCCAGCCCAGCGCCGCCAGTGCCAAAACCAGAATTACTGCCAGCGTGCGCGTCATTCCCTTATGCTCCTTTTAAACACCAGGCCAGCTCACGCCCGCGACGGTTATCCAGCCCCGGATTAAATATGCCTTTGACATATACCCAGCGCGGCAGCTGATAGCAGGCGTCGCGCCAGCGTTTCTGATTGATAAACTTCACCATGGTTGAGCTGCAGGCATTGCCCGTGCCAACGTTGAACGCCAGCGACACCAGGGCGTCATAAACGTACTGCGGCACGCTTACCAGGACACACCGCGCCAGGGCGGCTTCTACCCGTAATACATTGGTGATGAAGTTCCCCGCCGCCTGCCGCTCTGTGATGGTTTTCCCCGGAACCACGCCCGACGTATTACCGATGCCATCAGTCCACACGCCAGCGTCGCACTGGTACGGCTGCAGGCGGCATCCCTCGTAATCAGCAATCAGCTTCAGCCCGTCCACAGAGGTGTGGAGCTGCTGGAAATTGGGCAGCGTGGCGGCGATGGCCAGCACTGCCCCCACCAGGCAGCGCTTAACGATTGAAGGATTCATATTCCCCCTGCGTAATCTTCCCGCCGCGCAGCAGCTGGTAAGTTTTGTGTTTGTAGTACCAGTTGATCGCCAGCATCAGCAGACCAATCAGCACACCTCCCACCGTAGAGGCGTCTTTAAGCGATAAATCGCCCATCCACGCCAGCAGCACAGCGATGCAGTACGTAATAAAGGCGCTGATCCGTTCAAGCGTCATAATTCATTCCCATAACTGGACGGTCTGCACCGTGGTAGCGGTGGCAATATCCGGCAGCTCCACCTGCAGCCCGTGAGGTAAAAAAGGGCCATGCTCAGCCAGCCCCGGATTTGCCTGCAGTACCTGCTCTGTGACGCCCTGCGTGCGCCCGTAATGACGCCAGCAAAGCGCATCCACCGTGTCACCCTGGTACGCAAGCACTTTCATCAGATCAGCTCCACCGTACAGTGGGGAGCATCCTGCACCCGGCTGATTGCCCAACGTGCATCACGCCACAGATCACCGCTGGCCTCCGCCAGCTCCTCACCTCGTTTGACGCCGGATGCCGTGGCGTCGTAGTCCTGGTAACGCTCATTCACCTGCGCACGCGCCCAGCAAAACACAGCGTTATGGTAGTGGTGGATGCGCTCGCTTTTGCCGTCCAGCTCTTCCGCCGGTACGTCTGCCAGTGTCTGAAACCCCAGCGCCTGCTGGCGCTTGCGGAAGTCGTACAGCTCCGCATTGACCTCTGACATTGCGGACCGGATGAGCTGCCCGAGACGCGGCGACGTCACCGTGCCATCCGTCCGCATCACGCTGCGAAACTCCGACAAATCCACATCGGGCCAGAATGGGGTGTTTTTGATGACCTCCGCCTGTTCCGGCGCCTGCTCTGGCGCAACAAACTTCATGCGGGTTTTCTCCTGAAAAAGTGGGCGGTGGACGGGATTTTGATAAGGCAATGCCTGTCGCCATCCCGTGCCGCCCGTGCGCGGGGCACGTTCCGTTAGTGACTGTTACGCAAATGTCGCTCCAGCCGCTCTTTGTCCTTCTTTACACCGCAGCGGGGATCGAGCTGCAGTGCAAAGTTGTAGTGGTTTAACGCTGCTGCCGGACTGGACTCGCTGATCACAGCGGCGATGGCTTTATGCAGCCTGGCGCGTGACTGGTCCGGCATATCCAGTGCATCCGTCAGTGAAAGCGCCTGCAGCAGCACGTCAGCAGGAAAATCTGCTTTCATGCGCTGCGCGGCTTCTGCCTGGTCTGCCAGCTCTTCGGCGATAACGGTCTGCACGTTGCGACGGCCCAGCGCCTGCGGCATCACCCAGCCATGTCTGAGCGCGTGGGCCGCAATCTGCAGACCACCGGCAAAATCACCGGCATCGATACGCCAGACCATCAGAAACATCAGCACGTCATCCTGCTGCGCTCCACCGGCTGCCAGTACGCCATCCGCCCAGGCGGTATATTTGGGTAACAGCTCCACCTTGATTTGTGCCTTTTTCACGGTGGACTGAACCCCCTTGAGGCGGCGGCGGTCTTCAGCCAGTTGCAGCAGCATCAGGTCATACCCTGACGCATGGCGAACACTGCCGCCCTGACGGGCGGCCTGTTCAGCCTGAACGCGCAGGCGGTGCTGCCGTGCGGGACTCAGGCTCATGCGTTACTCCCCGGCACCGGCGCTGAAATCGCCAATCGTGATGTTTTCCACCAGTGCCACGCAGCGGTAATCCTCCACCACATACGCTTCATTGACGGATTCGAAGTTTTCAATGCGATCACGTTTCGGGTTATCAATCACCGAACGGCGGCGGGTGTCTTCCTGCCAGTAGATGGACAGGTTATCCAGGCGGGTGATCAGTACGGCGTTTGCCGGGAATGACGGGGCGCGAACAGCCTGCAGGCCGCCCATGCGTTTCTGACTGATAATCATGTCAGCCGCCAGCTTTTCGCTGTTCTCCTGGTCTTTATTGACCAGCGGGAAATACTTGTCTGACAACAGCTCACGCCCGCAGATCACGACCAGTTCCGCATCGTCCTGGAAAATCGGGTCAACCAGCTCATTAACGGCATCCATCACCAGCGCATCCAGGTTGGCATATTTACCGCCCTTGCCGACCTTCACCGGGTCTGCAGTGGTGGTGCCATCTTCTGCCGTGGTACTGCCCATCACACAATCCGGGGCATCTTCGCGGATCTTCTGCAGCCAGCCTTTGTTGACGTCCTGCAGCAACGGATTTGCGGCACGGTCTGAGGTTTTGGCACGCTTCACACCGTTAAACCCGATCATGATGCGGTCCAGCGCCTGACGTTTCACGATGGCGTTACGGATGCGCACCTGAAAATCCTGGAATTTCGCCCACATATCCAGTTTTGCGTAGGTCAGCACCGTATCAAAGTTGGTCTGTTCGCATTTGTACTCAACATCCACCATCTCAGTGGGATCGGTTGGCTCGCGCTCCTTCGTGGTCGTGTCAGTGGTCCCGGCAATGGTGCTACCGACGCCCAGGCCCAGAAGCTGGCCTGACTGCTCCGCCACACCAATCACGTTAACCATGGTCAGAAATGCCGTGGACTGCTGGATCTGGTCTTCCAGCGTCTGCTGGACAGACGGTTCAACGGTGAATTTACTGGATAACTCTTCGACTTCCACGCCATTCAGACGCGCCAGCTGCTGCAGATAAGCGTTAAAGGCAAAACGGGTATTCTTTTTCATGAGTTCTTATGCTCCATCAGCAATTGGTCAGGGTGCCTGCAGGTGCTTCACCACCTGGCGCACGCTGGCGATAATCTTTGCGGCTGTCTTCCTGGCTCAGCCTCAGTTCCAGCGCAGAAAAGGCGGTCTGCTGCTCCTGCAGTGCGGTTTCCAGCTCTGCAATGCGCTTACCTTGCGCGGACATGGATTGATCGGTGCGCTCACTCAGGCTCTGCTGTTCAGTAGCGACCAGCTCAACAGCACGATGCACATCAGAGAAACGCGCATCATCGGTCTGCTCTTTTTTGGTAAACATCGCGGTGACACGGGCAAAGAGGGAGGTTTTTTCGCCCTGGACCTCTTCCCACTCGATCAGCGTTTCTTCTGCTGCGGTAAAGAGGTTTTCCGGGTTCTGTTTACGGCCTGCCAGCGGGTTGCTTTTGGCGCTGGCACTAAACTGCAGCATTTCTGTACCCAGACTGGCCGGGTCGTCAGTCGCTGCCAGGCCAATCAGGTACGCCTTGCCGGTATCGGCAAAGCTGGTATTGACCTCCATCGAGGTGAACAGCTTTTGCAGCTTGCGGGTATATGCCACCAGATCATCTGACGGGGTGATCCACGCATACAGGGCCATTTTTCCCTTCAGCGGGCCATCCGCAATTTCTTCGGCCTCCAGCTTATCCACGGTCCCGAAACGGCGGAATGGGCTGTCCGGGGTGTAGCCCTTGATATGTTCCAGATTAATCAGCGCCGTATAGACCTGCGGGTTATAACTGGCCGCCATCTGCTCCAGCCAGGCGCGCTCAATGGTGCGCCCGTCGGTTGTTGCCCCTTCCACACCAATGCGGAAGCGTTTTGCTTTAACTGCCATTTGAGCGACTCCATCAAATAACTCAGTGAGGTCTTATGGTTGCTGTGATGGAGGGGGTGAAACAACGCGCAGACCTTGTGCGGTAAACCACACAAAAGCCAGCCGGGGAAAGGCTCAGGGCAAGCCCGTATGTTTGTCCCATGGAAACGATGACCCCCGCAGACCTCGATCCCCGTCGGCAGGCACTACTGCTGTATTTTCAGGGATACCGCATAGCCCGCATTGCTGAAATGCTGGGCGAGAAAGCCGCAACCGTTCACAGCTGGAAAAAGCGCGATAAGTGGGGCAGCTATGGCCCGCTTGACCAGATGCAGCTCACCACCGCCGCACGGTATTGCCAGCTGATCATGAAGGAGCACAAAGAAGGGAAAGACTTTAAGGAGATTGACCTGCTGGCGCGTCAGTCTGAACGCCACGCCCGCATCGGAAAATTTAACAACGGCGGCAACGAGGCCGATTTAAACCCCAATGTGGAAAACCGCAACCGTGGCCCCCGCAAACCTCCTGAAAAAAACCTGTTCAGCGACGAACAGATCGAAAAGCTGCAGGAGATTTTCCACAGCTCAATGTTCGATTATCAGCGCCACTGGTGGGAAGCCGGTAATAAACACCGTATCCGCAACGTGCTTAAATCCCGCCAGATCGGGGCGACGTACTATTTTGCCCATGAAGCGCTGATAGATGCCCTGGTGACGGGCCGAAACCAGATATTCCTGTCAGCCAGTAAATCCCAGGCGCACATGTTTAAGCAGTACATCATTGAGTTTGCCAAAGAGGTCGATGTTGAACTCAGAGGCGATCCGATGGTGCTTCCGAACGGTGCCACGCTGTATTTTCTGGGGACCAACGCCCGCACCGCGCAAAGCTACCACGGCAACCTGTATCTTGATGAATATTTCTGGATCCCGAAATTCCAGGAGCTGCGCAAAGTCGCCTCTGGCATGGCACTGCACAAACGGTGGCGGCAGACCTATTTTTCTACGCCGTCCAGCCTGACACACAGCGCTTATCCCTTCTGGTCTGGTGCTCTGTATAACCGTGGCCGCTCAAAATCGGACCGCGTTGATATCGATCTGACCCACTCCGCTCTGGCGGCGGGCCTGCTGTGTGCTGATGGTCAGTTCCGGCAGATCGTGACGGTTGAAGATGCCGTGCGCGGTGGCTGTAACCTGTTTGACCTCGATCAGCTGCGTCTGGAATACAGCCCGGACGAATACCAGAACCTGCTGATGTGCGAGTTTCTTGATGATCTCGCGTCCGTGTTCCCGCTGTCCGAGCTGCAGGCCTGCATGGTGGACAGCTGGGAGGTCTGGGAAGATTTTCAGGCGCTAGCCCTGCGTCCGTTTGGCTGGCGCGAGGTCTGGATCGGATATGACCCGGCAAAAGGCACCCAGAATGGTGACAGCGCCGGGTGTGTGGTGATTGCACCGCCAACGGTGCCCGGCGGTAAGTTCCGCATCCTTGAGCGCCACCAGTGGCGCGGAATGGACTTCCGCGCTCAGGCGGAGGCTATCCGCAAACTGACCCAGCAGTACAACGTGTCCTACATCGGCATTGACTCTACCGGCGTCGGTCATGGTGTTTACGAAAACGTGAAAGCCTTTTTCCCCGCCGTCCGGGAGTTTGTCTATAACCCCAACGTCAAAAACGCCCTGGTGCTCAAGGCATACGACATTATCAGCCACCGCCGCCTGGAGTTTGACGCCGGGCACACTGACATTGCGCAGTCATTTATGGCTATCCGCCGTGCCACCACTGCCAGCGGCAACCGTCCGACCTATGAAGCCAGCCGCAGCGAAGAAGCCAGCCATGCAGATTTGGCCTGGGCGACCATGCACGCATTGTTTAACGAACCGCTGCAGGGTGAGGCAGCAAACACCAGTAACATCGTGGAGATTTTTTGATGGGAAAACGTAAGAACCGCCGCACATCGACTGCTCACACTGTTCAGCACAGCAGCGGCGGCGCAGCAGCTGAAGCATTCAGCTTCGGCGACCCTATTCCGGTTCTGGACCGCCGCGAACTCCTGGATTATGTGGAATGCGTACAGATGGATCGCTGGTACGAACCGCCGGTAAGCTTTGACGGACTGTCACGAACCTACCGCGCCGCCGTGCATCACAGCTCACCGATTGCCGTTAAGCGTGACATTCTCAGCAGTACCTACATCCCGCACCGCCTGCTTAGCCAGCAGGCTTTTACCCGTTTTGTGCAGGATTACCTGGTATTTGGTAATGCCTATCTGGAAAAGCGCACTAACCGGCTCGGTGGCGTGCTGTCACTGGAGCCGACCCTGGCGAAATACACGCGGCGCGGAGTTGACCTCGACGCCTACTGGTTCGTGCAATACGGCATGACCACCCAGCCCTATGAATTTACGCCGGGAAGCATTTTTCATCTACTGGAGCCTGACATTAACCAGGAAATTTACGGGCTGCCCGGCTATCTTTCGGCCATCCCGTCAACGCTTCTCAACGAATCCGCAACCCTGTTCCGCCGGAAGTATTATCTTAACGGCAGCCACGCAGGATTTATCATGTACATGACCGACGCGGCGCAGAATCAGGAGGATGTGAACAACATCCGCCATGCGATGAAAAGCGCCAAGGGACCGGGCAACTTCCGCAACCTGTTTATGTACTCGCCCAACGGTAAAAAGGACGGCATCCAGATCATCCCACTGTCAGAAGTAGCGGCAAAGGATGAGTTTCTGAATATCAAAAACGTGAGCCGTGATGACATGATGGCGGCACATCGTGTACCGCCACAGATGATGGGAATACTACCTAATAATGTTGGAGGCTTTGGTGATGTGGAAAAGGCCAGCCGCGTCTTTGTCCGCAACGAGCTGATGCCGCTGCAGAAGAGACTGCAGGAACTTAACGACTGGATTGGAGAGGAGGTGATCCGCTTTGAGCCTTATACCCTGGACATTCAGAACGAATAATAAAAAACAGCCATCACCAAAAAAAGAGGGGCATAAGCCCCTTTTACATTAAGCACGCAAAATAATTTGCTGCTGAACCTGGATAGGCTGCAATGTCTGATATTTTTGCCTTATCAGGTTATATAAATCAGGCATTTCCTCAGCTGATAAAGTTACAATAAGAACATAAGGCAATTCATCTAACTCATCCACATCAACAGGCATCCCGCAATCGCGACCATAATAAGCGATGTCAAAGCAAGGATTAGTTAACTCACCTTCTTTAAAGGTATGTTCACTTCTTAGCGTCGTCTCCCATTTATGGGCATCAATGCGCTGCTCATTTTCATCAGCATAAACATTTTTCAGATTGAAAAGAGGGAAAGTGAGTCCATCACTATCCGAGATGCCCTTACGCATAGTCACTTCCAATCCACTTCTGGTGTAGTTTAAAGGATGCTCAGCATCTACTGGACTTGCGAAGCAGAATGTTGCCCTCAAATTCACACGACCTTTCATCAGAACTTCGGGAACAGGAATAAGCGCTCGCATGTGTTGGGATGGCTTCAGTTTTCCTTGATAGATAACTTTTACCTCATCATCCCCGCAGAATATCACTTCACTCAGATCATTAGGGAAACGACCCCAGCCTACTTCGTGGCGATTAAGTTTTTTGCATTCAGCATGATGTATGAGGAGTGCCTTAGCAGTTAGAGGCGTGATGTTATATTGCAGCGATGAACTTAACGCAATCGCCTGTCGCAACACCAACGGTGCTGCAAAACTGGTTCCGGCAGTACTGGCAAGCCCATTAAGCATTGGACTGTATACCTGAAAAGGTTCATCCTCATTCCCACCAAATGCGACCCCATCAGGCTTTACAAAGCCGGGGCTTCGCCCAGGACCAATGCAACTGTAAGAACAACGCTCCCAGTCATCAGATACAGATGTCGCCGCACCGACAGACAAACCATTAACTAAGTCTGCTGGAGGCTGGATTCTGTTCAATTGCGCAGGGAGATGTCCATCATTTCCTACTGCGATAGTGCAAAGCGTTTCACCAGTTGCAAGAATTTCCTCAAGCGTAGAGGTCCACACATGGACATCATCATCATCCACGGGCAATCTTGGCCCTAAGCTTAAATTCACATAATCATAATGGTTCTGTTCCAAAACACTTTTAATTCGGATCAGAACATCAAAAAGATCAACATCCGAATTATTAACATTGGAGTCCAAAACACGATAGTGATCAATATTACAAAAGGGCACCGTCAATTTTTCGGTTTCCGTCCCCAGAACACCAAATAGAACTGTAGAAGTTACATCCTGCCCATGGGAAATTAATTTAGCACTCGTAGCAGAGTTACCATTAAAGGTGTATTCAGTAACCCATGGGCTGAAATCATCTACCCCAAGGCCACCGTCAAATATAGCCACCTTCAAATTTTGATTTACAGCCCCTTCAGTTGGCAAACTAAGATGGGATGCTTCTTCCACAGAGCGCGCGATAACTGGTTCACTTAATCTTAATTCTGGAAGTTCTCTTAACGTTCTAAGAAAAGAAAACTCTGCAAGTTTCAAAGCAACATCTTTACTTGCTTTAATTGGCATAAAAGTTAAGCCCTTAACCTTTATGCTTCTTGCTGTATCGATGACTGCGCCATTTTGCAAAGCAAAGGATTCAAAAGTATCAATTACGCTTGAAGTATTTTCTGGAGTATGCAGTGCCACCTCAATGTTCATCATTTCGTGACCATTGATTGCTTTTACTTTATCAGACACTTCAAGCATTGAAATGCTTTCCAGAGTAATAAAGTCATCCTGCTGTCCCTTCGTTAGTCCATCTTTATTGACAGCGTCAAGGAATTGCTGAAAATCTTCCTGCTTACCGGAAACATAAATACAGGCTGTAGTATACTCGTCTTTTCGCCCTTTCTTTTTGATATCTTTTCTAGGCTTAATTTTAATAGCTTTACTACCGATGCTACCGAGGGAAAATCTGTCAAGCAACCCTACAGGAAAATAGCTTTTAGCCAAAAATGTTGGGTGTAATACAAATTTTGCCACAGCCTTGCCTTCTGGCATTGCTGACGTCGGAATTTTATTGATTTCAGCAATCAATTCACTCAACTGTCCGGATATGACAGGTTTATTTTCAGAGTAGGTATAAGGTTTATTTTTATTACCACCTCCCCGGTTCAATTTAATTGAACCAGTAAGAGTCTCCCCATATCCTAGCAGCATATTTTTATCATTCATTTTCTTCGCCCTCGGCCTTCACAAATTTACTGACCTGCGTTCTAGGTATACCTAGGTCACGTGAAATTTTCCTTTGCGAAACATTATCAGATAACATTGCTCTAATAACATCATCAATAGACTCGCCTTCTAATAACTCATCTATCAACGATGAACTTAAAGGAGAGTTTTCTATAATAGAATTACGCTTAGCTTGGTTAATTGCTCTTTCAATTACAGCGTAAGAAACCTTATCCAATCTAGCCGAAATATACCCAGCCAAATCATCACCAATATCTTTAGATATTAAATATCTTTGAATTAGGTCTTTTGTTGGATAGTCAAAATCAATCACTCTATCAAATCGCCTCCAGGCAGCTGGATCGAGTAATTCTGAATGGTTTGTAGCAGCAATTAGTACAGAAGTATTAGGCCATTCGTCAATAGCTTGTAAGAGCACAGTAACTAATCGCTTGAGTTCTCCAACATCTGTTGCATCATCTCTTTTCTTTGCGATTGCATCAAATTCATCAAGCAGCAGCACACATGGAAATGACGAAGCATAATTAAGAACTGCTTTTATGTTATTCCCCGTTTTACCTAAATAGCTGCTCATTACACTCGCAAGATCAAGTGTGAGAAGAGGCATATCAAGCTTACAAGCTAACCATTTCGCAGCTAACGTCTTCCCAACGCCCGGAGGCCCTCCCATGAGAAGAGACCTGGAAGGATGAAGCCCCTCTTTATGAAGGCGTTCTTTCATTTCCCATTCGATCACAAACCGATTTAATTGCACATCAGTTTTGCTAGGCCAGACAGGTTCTACATCAATAACCACAGGATAAGTTTCGACTAACAACTTTTGCCTACTGTCAGCATCAACGGGAGCTGCTTTAGGTATCAATGGTTGGGCGCGCTCAACAGCGACAGCACCACTGGTATGCAGTAGCAAGCTTTCCAGTTTGTTCGCTAACTCTGGAGATTCTTTTTTCAGTTTTTTTGCCATTACTCTCAATCGCATGAGAAGGCTTTCCCTCTTCCCAGCAAGCGCATCACTGACTACATCAATGAGCATTTCATTCGTAACATTAATCATTCAACCACCTTTACGGCAAACGCCAACCACAATGAAAACAATAATACACCATTAATGCTAAATAGCAGCCAACAAAGTGCCAAAAAACCGAATAACAGAACCAGTTTGACCAAAAACCAAACCACATCACACATACAATGAGAATGATGTAAAAATTACACACCATTACTACATTTAGCGCGCGCTCGTATCCCCGCCACGCCTGCCCGCTTTGTGTAGTGGTTTTCATGCACCTGCATGAGAAACGAAAAAGCCCGCCAATACTGGCGGGCCGGAGCTAAAACGATCCTGTAACGATCATGCGGATTCATGCGGCATAGGCATGCACGTTCATTATGTTCTGGTAACGGAATGGGGGATAAAATTTTTTAGCTTGCCCTGTAGACATCTGCGACTAGTCCCTCAGTATATCCTCATTGGTATCTTTCCGATTATCCTGATTTCCCGATTATCCTTATTAGGGAGACTTTTCCGCCTGGAGGCTATGAGACATTTTCACCCCCTACCCTAGAGACATATGCAACTAGTGGTGAATGCTATAACTTACTGCAATAAGGGTATAAAGTGTGATTATTGAAAACACGGAGAACTTAGATGAATATAGTTACAAGCGATAATGAAAGCAACGACCAAGCTACAGTTTCAAGCAGCCCAGCCAAAGCAAAGTCTGGCCGGGTAGCCGATGAAAAATGGGGAAAAGAAGTGATGAAGGCCGGGTTCTGCATAATCCCATCACTTTTACTACGCTGCCAGCAACGCTTAGGTCTAAACCCTTCCCAACTCGCAGTTCTGTTGCAACTGGCAGATTTTTGGTGGGAGGCAGGCCGAAAACCATACCCAAGCAAGCAAGCGCTATCTGACAGATTAGGGCTAAGTACACGCCAGATTCAACGATATATGGCAGAACTTGAGCAGGCTGGTTTACTCGTCAGGATCGTTCGTTCTGCGGATGATAATGGAAAACTCAGTAACGAATACGATCTGTCAGGATTGGTTAAAAAGCTCCGTGAACTCGCGCCCGAAGTTTTGAAAGCCAAAGAAGATACCAAGCAGGTAACACGCAAAGGTGGATTAAAGAAATGATGGGCGTAAAAAAACCCGCTAAGCGGGTTTCTTTAGTACTGCTGTATTCTTGTGTCCCGGGAGGAGGCTTTCGCCCGCAAGGCCCGTGGCTCTCGGGAAAGATTGTATACGCCTGGAGGGTAGGATGTCAATTATGACTCAAGAGGACATGGAATCCGTTCGTTTTGCACTATCACACGCCCGCATGTCTACCTACGAGGCTGCAATGGCGCATGATTACATGTCAGCACTCAGACTGTACGCCTGGAATGCCCAAGTGTCCGCAGCATTGTTTGCGTCTATACAAATCTGCGAAGTGGTTATTCGCAATGCTGTATCAGATGCTCTGGAAGAAATTTACGGTCAACGGTGGGCATGGAATGCAACATTCATTAAAAGTTTACCTTTTCGCAGAAGGCAGGAATTAGAAACAGCGAGAGAAGGCTTACAAACGGTGGGCCAAGTTATTCCGGAATTAAGCTTTTATTTCTGGCAGCAAATGTTCACGAACCGACACTTTGGGCGAATCTGGGATAACCACATTGAGCGCATTTTCCCTAATATGGATAAAAAAATGGCAAAACAGCTTAAGCGTATCCATATCCATGATGAACTTGAGCATATTAGGAATCTGCGTAATCGAATAGCTCACCATGAACCGATTTTTCGGAGTGATCTTGAAGCTGACTTCAAAAGGATTGTTAACTTGGTGATGATGAAGTGCTCCACGTCCTCGCAATGGCTGGTGCAAAACAACTTATTCACTACTATCTATTCGCAAAAACCTTAGTCGCATATGCCAATCGACACTCTCCGTTGCAGGCTCGGAATCACCCATCCTAGTCTGAGCCCATGCATTTAATCAAAGAGGGAGTAATTCGCGTCAAATTCATCGCTTCGCTGCTCTATCATGATGACTTCCATCAAAAAGCCCAGACCGTCATACAACAAAACGGGAAATTCCAGCTCAAGCCAGAAGCAGTCCTCATAGGTGCGGCCTAACCAACCTCCCCCCCGCCGCACTCCTAGGGACGCTGAAAAAAGACCCAGCCGCCAGGGACATAATGAGGAAGAAGCTCACCACGATAAACCACCTGATAATTACTGTCCTTCCCACCCATGGCTAACGCCTCGCGGATCTCGTTGTTCAACCCTGCAGGCGCTAAAAGCCAGTTTTATCGCCTGCCGGGTTTTGGTTAATGCGCTTAATGCGTCCAGCTGTCGTCCTCCCAGACCTGCTGCATTATTTCCATTACGCGCGTTTTATCTTCATCCAGTTTTAACCCGCTTAACTCGATGCCATTGGCGCTGCCTTTTCGAATGCGGATCGTGGTTTTGGGATACAGAGGGCACAGGTTGCGGTAAAGCTCATTTTCAAGGGCTACCAGTGTCGCAGGGCTAATTTTCTGTTCTTTATCAATCATTATTTCGACACGCATAGAGATTCCCCTTAACTGGAAACGTCCATTGACCGGCCATATTCATGGTTACGTATTTTCGCCATTAATTCATCGGTCAACTCTGAAACCCATTGAATAGCAAGCCGCTTTTCTTCATCACTGCACTCACTAGCCGCTACAAGCTTGATAAAAAAATCAATACGCTGGAGTTTCAGCGACTCCAAAAGATAATCCTGCATTTCCCCTCCTGACCTTACTACGGGATACGGTACAATTGCACTAACAAATACTGTATTTATATACAGTATATTACGTTTTTTCCGTTGTAAAATACTTTTTAGCATTCAATCAGATGTGTCCGACTGGATCGGCTAAGAGCAAGAAATGTTAAAATTGAGAAATCAGTACCACTGCCGCCATTTATCATCTTCCTGCAGGCGCTGATTGCGGTAAAAAAGCCGCAGCCCGGCACCCGATGGGATACTGCCACCACGCAGCAGCAGATCTATCTCGGTCGCGCTTCCGTCAAAGCCCCTGGACTTCAGCTCAACCTCCAGCTGCAGGCGCAGCTGATCGTTAATTTCTTGTTTGTAACCCTTCCGCCGCTTCGGTTTTACCTGCCGTAGCCTCGCCGTCAGTTCGCGCCGCTCTTTCCTGCTCATGTTCTGGAAGTCCGGCAGGGGTTCCGCCGCATCTTCACCAGTCGAATCTGGTTCAAAATAGTTCATTTTTTCCACAGGGGGACAGTTATTGACACGAGTCCAAGGGGCGCAAGCGCCCTGGTCGGCTGTCGCCTCCTGAACGTCAACGGCTTTACGAACCATTTTCCACTTCATCGCATGCGTGCAAATGCGGCCCTCAACAATCGGGGACCAGATGCCATAAATACGGATGCCGTGATCGCCATAGGTAGATGGCTCGTCGTTAAGCTCGTAGGCCGTGCGGACCAGGTGATGTTTACGCGGGACCAGCACGCCACCCTGCTTCATGATGTAGGTGGCAAAACACCCGGCATCGGCGGCAGCCAGCACTGCATCCAGACGCGGGTTCTCCAGTACCGGTGCGCCGACCTTTTTATCGTCCTGCTGCCGCGCAGCCTGGCCTGCCAGCAATCGCAGCTCGCGATAAGCCTGGCGGCCCGGAATGCCGAAAAAGCGGAATTGCTGGACGCGATGAAGTGACGCCCAGGCGTTGACGTGCTCTGCGTTATCCCGCAGTGATCTGCCGGTTTCCTTGCTGATTTCGTTAGCCAGGCCGCGCCCGTCAATGTTCTTACTGATGTATTTGGCGATGTAGCTGGTTGGCGTACCCTTGCGCGGGTTGATCAGCTCAGACTTAAAGCGCGGGCCGGTATTGTTGCCCAGCTCCTCGCGGTCCTCACGGATAGCAAATTTACGCAGCAACGCAGTGATGGTGCGGCGTTCTTTCTTGCGCATGAAGCACAGCAGGTGCCAGTGTACCGTTCCATCATGATGCGGCTCAGCCACACGGACGCCATACCAGCGCATACCACGTTTATGCATGGCCTTGCGGAAAGCGGCGAACGTATCAACCAGATAATCGCTGCTCTGCCTAACCGTCGCGCTCGTCCATTTCGGGTTTGGCCTGCCATTGTTCAGGGTTGCGTGAAAGCGCGACGGGCAGGTGATGGTGTAAAACACGGCACAGTCGCCGCGCATTTCGGCGATAAGCTCCAGGCCCTTAACGCAGGCCATCATTTCGTTACGACGGTGCGCCGGATTGCTGCTGCTGGCGTTTACCACGTCTTCCATGTCCAGCGTATCGCCCTGCTCGTTGGTCAACTCATGAGAACGGAAGAACTCCAGCGATTTTCGGCGCTGCTCACGCTTATGGATCACGGCTTCATAGCTGACATAGGGGGAAGCTTTCTTATTGACCAGACATACAGCCCGCAGCTGTTCCTCACGCCACTCGCAGCGCATCTGCCACATCTTGCGATACCACCAGTCAGCGCAAAGCATACGTGCCAGCGAACCCGGAATAAGTTCATATGGCACAGGGTTGCGGCGGCGTCTCTTGCGGCGTAGCTTCTCAAATGCAGGGGGGATCACATCAAGGCGCATGGCCTCAGCGGCCACTCGCTCCCACGCCCTGCGCATCTGGTCCGGCGTGACGTCATCGCTGACGAAAAGCTCGCTACAGGACGCATCAAGACACATGCTCATGTGGGCGGCTACCAGTGTGGAAAGTCGCTTCACCTGGTCCTGACTCATTTCAGGCAGAACCAGCAACCCCTCCAGCCCGTCATGACTTGCCATAAACCGGAATGAGGTCGATATCTGGCTATCCCGGACACGTACCAGACGTTCCAGGCACGGTCTGACTGTTTCACGCAGGTAGCGAGAATAGGCCTTAGGGCGGTTCAGGTTATGAAAATAATCAATGCGGTCCATCAGCGGCTTGCTGATATATGACGGTTCCGCTGACACGTCAGCCAGGATGATCAGATCAGGGTTAAATTTCTGCTGTTCGCGGGCCATCTTCGCCCTGCTGATCAGCTGGTCCTGCTCCATTTCACGCTGAACCGGATCACGGGCTTCATTGTAGAAAAAGCGCTCCCAGACCTCATCACTCCTCTCCTCACGGCGCAGCTGTTCCTGCTCGTTATCGGCGGCGTAAAGAGCGATCAGGTTTGAAAGCGCAGACACCGGCGCAACTTCCGCCGGGTCCGCATACGGGTTTACTGCTTTTTTCGGGGCATTCCATGCAAAAGCAGCGGCGGCATCAGCTGCGCCGCCGTAGTTTTTAACGTCGTGATGGCTCACACAAATACTCTCTTTGGAAAGTTTCGTAAGACGCACCCACGTCTGGATACGCTGCCAGATCAATCCAGGACCAGATCAGAGGTTGAGAAACAGCGATAATTTCAGTTGCAGACTTACCATCACCACCGGCAACGCCCATACTGCGTTTTGCGTTAATACGGTGGCGGGTAAAATTCTGGTAAATCGCGTTCGTCAGCTCGGTTTCACTGTTCGACACAACAACCTGATGACCTGCTGATGCCAGCACATCAAGAGTCGTCGCCAGGCGACGCTGTTCAAGTTCATTGAAACCATCAGTGTGATAATCGGTAAATGTTCCGTCATAAGGTGGGTCGCAATAAATCACATCACCTGCTTTGACCATCGCTAAAGTTTCCTCATAGCTGGCACAAATGAAGGTGGCGCGTTTTGCCTTCTCTGCAAATGCTCTGATTTCGTCTTCCGGGAAATATGGCTTTTTATAATTCCCGTATGGAACGTTAAACTCACCTTTCCTGTTATAGCGGCACAGTCCACGATAACAGTGGCGATTAAGATAAAGGAAAAATACAGCTTTCCAGAAATCAGTAGTTCCAGCGGAATGATTAAAATCCTGACGGATATTGTAATAAGAGGTTTCGCTATTGGTGCTGGTAAAGAACCCTTTAGCGTTAGTAATAAATTTCTCGCAGTTAAATGCAATCTGCTTATAAAGATTAATCAGGTCCGAATTAATATCAGCGACTAGATAATGAGGATACTCTGTCGCCATCATCACAGCGCAGGAACCCGCGAAAGGTTCAACCAGTCGCGGGCCTGCAGGAAGATGCTTTTTCAGCTCATGCATGACGGCAGTTTTATTGCCCGCCCATTTCAGAATGGCGCTCATTGAACACCTCCTAAAACCGCATCCATAAATGGCTGAATATCATTATCCTCAATATGAGAAACAGACATCATCACCCAATTTCCACCACCGACTACTAAACCATCAAGCGGAAATATATGCGTTACTTTCACTACCAGCTTATTACCTGAATATCCCCCCTCCCACTCACGCAGCAGCAGAAAATCACCGCATTTAAAATCGCGGTCATTCTTTCTCACTTCTGCTTTTTTCTCGCCGTTTGCTACAGCATTAAAAAACAGCGGACCAATCTTTAAGCTGTGAATTACGCTCATACAACGCCCCCGTTGTAGTGTTTGCCTTTCAGCTCTGCGATTTCCTGACAGGTGACGCAGCACTGCACGCCCGGAATGGCGCGGCGGCGAGCTGGCGGGATTGGCGCGTCACATTCGACGCATAAGACGCGGGAAACGCCCGGCTGTCTGGCACGGGCGATGTGGATGTGGCGCTGGCGTTCTTCTTCAACGCGCTGCTGTACGAGGTCCATAGAATCAGCCATCAGTGGATCTCCTGCGCTTCATTCTTGATTTTCACGGCCTCTTCACGCAGCAGCTCCGCCGCTTCCGAATAGGTCAGTTGACGGGAGGTGATGCGAGCGGCCAGAGTATCCAGACGGGCCGCAAACACATCAGCGCGGCCCCGGCGCTCTTCCTTGCGTGCTTCGGTTAGCAGCAGATTAAGGCCAGCATCGTCTGGGCCAATTTTGATGGAACGGGTTTCGATATTTCGCATTGTTGTTTCTCCTTAATTTGGGCAAAAAAATGCCCGGCGGGTTTACGCCATTAATTTCTGTTACTGGTTAATTCGGCATGGTTAGCCGTTTTGGAAATAAGCTCACCACTGCACGGAAATGGTTCATTGCCTTAATCAGCTCCCGCTTTTCGTCAGTCGTCAGCTCACTCACTTTGACGCTATGACGTTCCGCCGGAATCTTTGCCATAAAGAAAATTGCGGCTAATGCCCGCTCATTCTGTCTATGGTTAATATCCCGTTGGTTTCGCATATCGCTAATAAACCTCTCCAGCTCAGGCTCAATATTTAAGCCAAACACTTTCGCTCTTAATTCCGTTATGTGGTTCAGCCCGTCAAGGCGATGCCCAGGGCTTAGCGGAACAGTCGCAGAATCGCCTTCGATAGCCATGGTTTCCCCTGTTTGGTGGTGGACAGGTCAGCCAGCAGCGCATCCTGAGAGCGGAACGGGTGCCAGCGCTTGCCATCGGTCCCCATGACCCATCCGTGCCCGAAATGTGGAGACGGACTTTGCTTAACAAGAAGCGATGCCATTGATGGTTGGTTGGTCAACATAGGCACCTCAGATCAGACCGAACGACGCGCCGAGGCCCGTCACGGTATCAACTGCGCTTGTCATTGCCGGACTGGTCTGCAGACGTGCCTGCAGCGTCACAGCGGTTAATGCCATCAGGCGGGTGACTGAGTTAATACTGTCAACAATCTGGCGGCGGCCGGCAGAGGTATGCACCTCACCAGAAACAGCACCGGCAGCTACGCGGCCGATTTCTGCTGTGGCCTTCAGTACGTAATCCGGCATTTTCTCCCGGGCGACTTCGTTTAGCGGTACGCATGGCAGGCAATGGATTTGCGCAAGGAAGCCATCAACCAGCACAGAATCCTCAGTCAGATCGGTAAGCATCCAGATTTCCGGCGCGGTCAGTTGGTGCGGCTGGTCCGGGTTCAGCTTATTGCGCAGAGTCTGGACATTCATACCTGTGCGGGCAGCCAGCTGTGCCATGTTGTGGTGCAGCGCGAAAGCCCTGCAGGCTTCGTCAAAGTGTGGATGTTTGGAAATCCTATAATCAAACATGTAAACCCCTTAGAAAGTTCCCATAATTGAACTTACTGACCAACAATGACGCGGAAGTTGGAATGACCAAGGGATTCACGGACCTGATCTGTTTTGTACATCAGGTAGCGCAGACTGACGCGGCCTTTGTTTTTTTCCTTCTTCACCATGTATTTAGCAAGCTGACCATGGTGGATTTTTTGGTAAACAGAACCACGGGAAATTCCCTCCCATTCAGCGAACTCAGCAGGTGTAGCCATCTCCTTTGGTACACGAATTGAAATATCTGTGCTCATAGTGCAGTATCCTTAGGTTTAAATTTGTTTTATCTCGTTTTAGATCACTTTTTGAGATCACATCACAAGACAACCGCGATACTACGATCACTTAAAGTGGTCGTCAATGGAGTATTTGATGATCAATATCCAGGCAGGTCCCAATACGGGAGGTCGAGAAGCGATCGAAAGATTGCTTAAGGCATATGGATTCAGCACCAAACAAGCACTAGCTGACCATTTGAAAATCTCTAAAAGCACCATGGCAAACAGAAACTTACGAGATAGCTTCCCTGCTGAGTGGGTCATCCAGTGTGCACTTGAAACAGGGGTTTCTCTTCTATGGCTAGCGACAGGCCAAGGTGAAATGTTCACTTCAGAAGACCGAAAAAAAAATCCCGTAAACGAGTCAAATATCACACTGCGACCACTTTCCAAAATCGTTGCACCAAGCATTAAACAAGTCGAATTGAAGAACGGAGAGTTGAATAACGAAGGGGAAGTTTTGCTTGATAGCAGCTTACTGGACAGTGAGTCCGGCAATTCGTTGTTTATAAAAACGTCTACTGACTGCTTTGTAGTGGATACATCTATCAAACAGGTTAGCAATGGTTACTGGCTTGTCGATATTGATGGGGTGAAGAGCATCGTCAAGATTGCCCGAATACCAGGCAACAGAATTGTTGTTCACCAGGACGACTCATCCTATGAGTGTTCTGTTGATGATGTGGAAGTTGTCGGGCGAGCCATTAAAGTAATCAAGAGTATTTAGCCATGACCATCAGGAAACAGCCTAACGGAAAATGGTTGTGTGAATGCTACCCTAACGGGCGCGACGGCAAACGCGTGCGCAAGCAATTTGCGACGAAAGGCGAGGCCATAGCATTCGAAAACTTCACCATGGATGAAGTAAACAAAAAGCCGTGGCTGGGGGAAAAGGAAGATCGGCGACGTTTGTCAGAACTGATTGATCAGTGGCACTCCCTTTACGGCCAGACGCTCGCAGACCCTAAACGCCTGATGGCAAAACTGAATATTATTTGTAATGGCCTGGGCGATCCCATCGCCTCAGAACTTACCGCCGGTGACTTCACGAAATACCGCGAAGCGCGGCTAAAAGGTGAAGTGCGAAATGAAGATGGCGCGTTTATGTCACCTGTTAAGCCCCGAACGGTAAACCTCGAACAGCGCAACCTCTCATCAGTTTTCGGCACGCTGAAAAAGCTGGGTCACTGGTCAGCCCCTAATCCGCTTGCCGGGTTGCCAACATTCAAAATCGCAGAGGGAGAACTGGCGTTCCTGGCCCCGGACGAAATTAAACGCCTGCTTGATGCCTGCGCTGACTCTCAAAACTCAAGCTTGCTAATGATTGCAAAAATATGCCTGGCCACCGGCGCACGCTGGAGTGAGGCCGAAAACCTGCAGGGCCACCAGTTATCGAAATACCGGATCACTTATACCAAAACTAAAGGCAAGAAAAACCGCACCGTACCAATATCTCAGGCTCTGTATGACGAACTCCCTAAAAACAGAGGGCAGCTTTTCACTCCTTGTCGAAAAGCTTTTGAGCGTGCAGTGAAACGAGCCGGTATCGATTTGCCAGAGGGGCAATGTACTCACGTTCTGCGCCATACATTCGCAAGCCATTTTATGATGAACGGCGGAAATATACTTGTTCTGCGCGATATTCTGGGCCATGCCGATATAAAAATGACTATGATTTATTCTCATTTTTCGCCCGAACATTTAGAAGATGCTGTTACTAAAAATCCATTAGCCACTTTAGAGATTTAAAATGGAAAAATACATCATTAGCATTATATACTTTTCACTACTTATATTTTTATGTTGTATCTTTATAAAAAAAAGATATTACAAGATCAATCATAAAAGCCTTTTAGAACAACCTATTTTCTGGGTTTCAATTGGTGTTCCTTTGGCTACATGTATTTTTTTAGGTGCTTTAATTTGGGTAGGAAAATGGCACTCATTTAGCCTGACAAGTCATGGCTATAGTCGATTCCTAGAAATATCAAAATTACCGTTATTAGTACTAGCTTCTGCGGTTCCGTTTGCCTCCATTATAAACAACCTCCACCGCACAATCCAAACAGAGAAACAAATCTCTGAATCTGAAAAGAAAAACAAGACTGACGGATATTACGCTCACGCTAAATTCCAAACTGATTACCTTAAATCCTTACCTGAAACAAAGCTAACAACAAACATCTTACAAATCAATGGCAGATTAGCTGAAGAGTCAAAAATTTTTAAAATCACTTACCCCCTATCTTTGTATAAAAAATTATATCCCAATTGTGATCCTATAAATGGTGCAGAATATGATGCAGATAAAAATCACACTGCGTCAATCCTCAAGTCATGGGTAAAAATAAACAGCACACTTAATGAACTGCATAAAAACACTAATAAAATAGCACATGTAAAACTGGATGATGCAAGTATTTTATTAAAACTATGGTATGAGTTAGAGATGGAGGCAATTAACATTTGCAATCACCTTGAAATAATATACCCGACTTATCAAAGATCTTTTTCAATAGAATACGGCAATTCAACATTAATCACATACGTCTCTTCTATGAATGAGATGTATAAAATACTTGAAGCTTTAGAGAATATTTCTGTAGGAATTATTGACGCCGTAAATCAATTCACGATGGTCGGTGCACATGTATTTACCAAAACTAAAAAATTGTTTTCCGTATGGGGAAGACCCATTGAGCTTAATCAATTAAGTCCTGATTTTAAAATACAACAAATAATTTCACCCGATGTTCCTTTGCTGATTTTAAATGATAAACGCTATGTAGATATGGCTAGATATGGCGACATTTTGGCGGCAAAGCATTAAAATCGTATAAAACAGACAAGCACAACATAACACTAACCAACTGTTTTTAGTAACAATATACTGTTTTTGTTATAGAAAGAATGGTATGTAGGAATTTCGGACGCGGGTTCAACTCCCGCCAGCTCCACCAAAATCCTTCGAAGATGATTCCAGAGTCATCCGTAGAAGTCCTGAAAGCCCGCACGGCGCAAGCCCTGCGGGCTTTTTTGTATCTGTCGTTGTCCGAGAACATCCAGCTAAATCCGGTGGTTATTGGTATACGTTTAGGTATACGGTAGGATGTATACCTAAAAGCGTATACCAATTCATGAAGGAGCGGCCACAGTGGCACGGACAACACGCCCCCTGACCAACACCGAAGTTCTGCGCACTAAGGCGTTAGAGAAGGATCTAACGCTGCATGATGGCGACGGGCTTTTCCTGATAGTGAAAACTAGTGGCAAAAAGCTCTGGCGCTTTCGCTACCAACGCCCAGCAACAAAACAACGGACAATGATGGGACTTGGTGCTTTCCCTGCCCTTTCGCTTGCTGATGCCCGAGGGTTAAGAGCGGATTACCTTGCCTTGTTGGCTAATGGCATCGACCCCCAAGTTCAGGCCGAAATTGTTGAAGAACAACAACAGATAGCCCTAGACAGTATTTTTTCGACTGTTACGGCTAACTGGTTCCAGCTCAAAAGCAAAAGCGTTACCCCTGATTACGCAAAAGACATTTGGCGCTCATTGGAAAAAGATGTATTCCCTACCATTGGTGAAATCCCTGTTCAGCAAATCAAAGCACGAACACTGGTTGAAGCGCTTGAGCCAATCAAAGCTCGTGGGGCGCTGGAAACAGTTCGTCGCCTAGTACAACGCATTAACGAAATAATGATTTACGCGGTTAACACCGGTTTGATTGATGCCAACCCTGCATCAGGTGTTGGTATGGCTTTTGAGAAACCCAAAAAGCAAAACATGCCAACGCTGCGGCCTGAAGAATTGCCTAAGCTGATGCGTTCTTTAGTCATGTCAAATCTGTCTGTTCCGACTCGCTGTCTTATAGAATGGCAACTCCTGACCCTTGTTCGCCCCTCCGAAGCTTCTGATGCCAGATGGGAAGAGATTGATCTCGATACAAGGCTCTGGACGATTCCACCCGAACGGATGAAAGCAAAACGAGAACACCTAGTTCCGTTATCACGTCAGGCGTTGGACATTCTTGAAGTGATGAAACCTATAAGTGCTCATCGAGAGCATATTTTCCCTAGCAGAAATAATCCAAAACAGCCTATGAACAGCCAGACTGCCAATGCTGCCTTAAAACGTATTGGCTATGGTGGAAAATTAGTTGCACATGGTTTACGTTCTATAGCAAGCACAGCTCTCAATGAATCGAATTTTAATTCAGATGTTATTGAATCTGCGCTGGCGCACACAGACAGGAATGAAGTTAGGAAAGCATATAACCGCTCCATTTATTTGAAACAAAGAATTGAGTTAATGGAGTGGTGGGGTAATTTCGTAATGATTGCCAATAAATCATAAAGGACTGCACATGAGCACATTAAAAAAAATTGATACAATCTCATCATACTTTAATATTCCTTCATCGATGCTTGACCAATTAGATGTTGTTGATGTTTTATTAGAGTCAGACACTCTGCTTTTCATTGACCCTATGCTTCTACCTGAAAGCAAGCATACTGAAATGAGTGTGGATGCTGATACGAAATATATAAACACTTTTACAAATATAATTAAATTACTTAAAGCTTCTAGAGTTCAGAATGATAGTGATGTCGCTTGGAAAGCCGCTAAGAAACTATTCTCATTTTCCGAGATAGGATGGACATGTTTGGGTTATGGCTCGTCGGCCAAGGGTTCTGGGTTTGGCCCACATTTAGTAAATACAACAATGAACACAGCCTATCAAATTATAACCATGGATATTGATGACCCTGATCTATTTATGGTTATGTCATTATTTGAAGAAGGAATTGGGGCTGACAGGATCAGTGACATGACTACAAATATAATATTTGAGTCATTGGTCAAATTTTCGGAAAGAGTTAATGCAACACTTAAAATACCTACAAAGCAATTTTCTTTCAAAGGAAATATATACACTGCTCCTCACAACCCCTTAACTAATAAACCACTGATATTAGTTCCTAGAGATGTTGTTCGTGATTTACCGATTTCTACTGATTGGAGTGGCGCCGTCAGTACAATGCGAGAAAATACAGACCTACGTGATAGAATCAATACTAATATTGGCAAACTACTCGCATCAATGACCCAAAAAGAAAAAGCTGAAGCCAAGCGTCGGGCTTTAGAGAAAAAAGAGTACTTTGAAGATCTTCTTGAGTTAATAAAAGATGTAGAGAAAGAGCCCTATGACTTTGAAGCTGATAAAAACGGTGAACTCTTTTGGTTAAGACTTGCATCTTCAATAGATAAACAACATCCCTTCAACCTTTCCAAATTTAATAAAAAACTGACCTTAGATGAAGTAGAAAAATTAGTTGACGAAATATTAACCCAATTCAAGGATCTTATAGAAAACAAAGGACTATGGAAGGAAATGTGGGCTGATGATAAAAAGCCACGCAAAGAAAAAGCTGCTCAGCGCTTACTTTTTGCAGTAGCTCACTCATATTGCAAAGCCAATGATTTAGATATTAGCCCTGAGGCCGATTCCGGAAATGGTCCAGTTGATTTTAAAGTCTCTCAAGGTTTCGAACAGAAAGTCCTAGTTGAAGTTAAGTTATCATCCAATGGTAAATTACTGCATGGATATGAAAAACAATTAGAAATATATAAAAATGGTGATGATACAGATCGAGCATTTTTTGTAATAGTTGATATTGGACATTTAGGGGAAAAGTACCAAAAAGTCCAGCAAGCTAGAGTTTCAGCGGTTAATGAAGGTTTAAGAGCTTCAAAAATCATTCATATTGACGCGCAACAAAAAGACTCTGCGAGCATTCGCATATAAGTTTAAAAAGGCTTGACTATCAATTAGTTGAGCCTCATTTTTTCGACCAAATTAATATATTCGGATGATCTGGTATCGGTCAGTTCCCGGACTATTTCTCAACACATATTAGCGCACCGCACTCTCCCTCAACGCCAGCCCGCCTTATGGGGAGGTCTACATACAGATGCGTAGATGGTTTCAGGCCGCTACTGGCCCGAATACATCAGGCGGATGCATGGCTGGAGTTGAGCGTCTTCGAAAGGAATCTTGCGAATCCTAAATTGACTGATTTTCGCCATTTCCGATGTCTTTTTCTTACACCCATGCCTGGCCGCCTTAGAACCTCACCACGACCTCAAACGCCCTTACACCGTCCATCGTATCCCCGCGAACCCGCGCAGCGCAGCGACGCGCTCAGGCCGCGAAATTAAATATCATTAAATAAATACTTTACCGCTGGCGCGCAGTGCTTTCCCCGCCTCGCCTGCACGCTTCGTGGGTCGGTTTTCATGCAGGTGCATCGGGGGACTCAGGCCGCGCCGGGACGGGTCTGGGAAGAGAGTGACGGGGCGGGGAAACGCATGCAAAACCATGCACCCTGTGGATGCATGGCTTAATTCGGGAAAAATAGCGGTATTTTCGGGGATTTTTTGCGGGGCTACCTGCCGGCCAGTTCTGTGCGCCGGCGGGCATAAATCAGGCTCTGTGCGGGGGTGTATTTTTCCTGATTATCCACCCGCGAAGCCGCGTCAGGCCTGAATCCGATGGCCGTTAAAATATCGCTGTCTTCAGCCGCATAATTAATTTCTTCACCGGTACTCAGCCACACGGACAGCGCTTCGCGCAGGTAATGCGCCGAACGGTCGAGCGCATGGCCGGTCAGGAGTGCGGGCTGCTGACTGAGTCCCATCAGCTCCGGGGCAAGCGTGGCGGCGAGCTCTGTCCCGTGCGCCTGCATAAAGTCATTCAGACGGTTGCGGATACTGATGCGCTGTACCGCTTCATGGGAGCGGATATAGCGCCCGGCGGCCTGATTTATCTCCCATTTTTTGACATCGATAATGTCGCGCAGTGTCTGCATTCTGCCCGGAATACGGTCATCCCCGGCCAGCACCTGCTCGCGGTATTCCTGCTCTGCGGCTGCCAGTTCGGCTTTACGGTTCAGCCAGTCGGTTTCGTTCTTCTGACAGGCTTCAAAAGCCTGCTGTAGCGTAAGGGTGGTCATGGTCAGTTCTCCCCTGATTAATGACGGTATGGCGAGCTGTAGCAGCCCTGCACTTTAAGGGGTGCCGGGGGTGTGACCGGCTCCGCGACAGGCGGCGCTTTCTCCGCCGGGGGCCGGATAACCTCGTCGATGGCTTCAGTGGTGCGGAACGT